TTATAAGTTACATTGCGTCCGTCTAGAGGGAAATTACGTTGCATCACAGCTTGCCAGTGATTTGCTATTTTTCTGCCATATTTTACCGCGATTATCTCATGTAACACCTGAATGGGATAGCGGTCTGTAAATGCAGACATATCGGATCCATGAACAGAGTCGCCAAGACTTCTTATTTCACTAGGTACCAAGTTTTGTTTAAAGGTTAGATCATTGTAAAGATTTCTTAGAGCTTTTAGGAATGTCCGATGTATGCCCGAAAGAGCTACATTAGACCATCAATCAGCTATTGCAACAACCCGAGTTTTTAAAGCTCGGTCACTTAAGAATACTATTTTTGAGTGAGAAAAGTTCCCTCTGAGATGAGGTTGTACGTCCATCCTTAACCAGTTAAGGTTGGAATGCTTAATTAACTCTGAAACGTAGTAATATAAAATTGGATCTTTACGCAAGGCGTTTACGTCTTCAATACATGTGATCGTCGCAGGTCCATTCGGACCTGCTTTGTTCGACAAGATTAGACTTGAGTCTTTTAAGTCTGGTAAGTTTTTTACAAGCTTACTTTTGTTTCGAATGAACTTTAACAACTCATTTAAAACATGAGGTTTTAAAGTACTAGTATTTTCTATAGTGCTTGTGTTAGTATCAACTTTTCCCTTAAAAAGTTCTATAATCCTCCATACTGAAAGGACATATCTCATTTCGGGTATTGATCTTCGGTTGGGTTTTAGGAATTTTATTTTACGTGGAAATTTTGTGTTATCAGTTTTGCAGTAAGGAATAATGCTCAATTCTTGTTTCAGACAGTATTGCTGAGTGACAAGACGCAGAAGTTTCAAGCGTTTTATACTTTCAATCTCACCATGATTTTTTAAATGCGAACTAACTAAGTCCCTCATGCGATCTAAGTTTTCTTCTCTATTTCTCCCATTAAGAACATTTACGTTGTGTAGCACAGTCTCTAATAGTGTTATTCACCGGTGTTTCTTGGTTTGTGGAATCTGCTTGATTCCTACTTTATCCATGTGACTTATAGGTTGAGCTTTTGCTCTACCCTTAGGAAATTTGTTAATGAGTATTTTACTCTTGTTAATAGATTTGTTATTTTTTAATGATTTCATATTGATGTAGGTTTCGCGTTCGCCCTTTTCAGGGGTGCCATCGGATTTTGTTAGTTTTTTATGTTTAAA